AACGGATAGTGACCTTGCTCGTATCCAAAATAGCGAACCAAGTGCCCCTATTCAAAATGAACTGAAAGCCGAATTTGAAGAAAAGTTCAATATTAGTGACCTTGTTTTAAGCGGATTCAATTATAACGCTTGGAATAAATAAACGCATTTCATTTTATAATTACAATATATACAAAATGAAATATATAGATATACTGAAACAACGATTTTCATCATATAAAATCGTATTGCTTTTCACAATTACACTTCTTTTTACAATGCTATATATGTTGTTAGATGATAGCCATTTTAGTGGGTTAAATAAAATTCAAGAAACAATCAAAGATGAACTTATCAAGAAAAAGGTGGAACAACAAGTAGAAAAAGTAGTAGTAGAGAACTTTGTAAAGGAAGAATCATTTGAGAATGATGTATTGAAAAATATAAAGATTGACCAGGCTACACGTAATGTAGAAAGGGATGTGGATACTAAAGAATTAGCACCGGAAAATATTGAACCAACTATTTCACAAAAGCTATTTAATCGTCTTTATTTTTCAATTTCTACAAGTACGTTATTAGGGTTTGGAGATATTTATCCAATCACAAATATCTCAAAAATTTTTGTAATGATGCAGTCTATTTCTACACTCATTTTAATTATTTTGTAGAGCGATTCTTCTGTGTTTTTTTACTTACAAATGACTGATTATTCATCGGACCATCGATTACGTTGTGTATAAATGTATCAAAAAAATCACTATTTATCACACGAACATCGCGTTCTTCTGATGTGGTGTCTTTTTTTCCTCCAATCATATTATCATTATTACACAATCCAATAGGACAACCTAAATCTTTTAATGTATTCATAATGCTATATCAATAGTATAATATTTAATTATATATTACTCATTATATTTTTTTTAGTTCATTCGTAATCTTTATTTGACGCTGGTCTTTTAATACCTTCATTATATACTTTACATTTGCTTCATTATCAATAACCTTTTTCAAACATTCTTCAACATATGTGAATGTAAGTGGTCCATACTCCTTCTTCTCGTACATTTTTATTTTTGTTTCGCCTATTGTTATTTGAGAACCTTTCCGTTGTTTCATATAGTCACATATTTTATCGTTTAGGTTGTTTTTTTCATTTCGCAATTCTCGCTGTTCTGCATTTAAGACTTTATTTTTCTCATCTAAATTGTCCCATTTCTTTATTAATTCTTTAATGTCCATTATATGTTTATTGTTGTGATTTCTTTAAGTTGTAGAGGTATGGATGATATTTTCATCATATAATGAATCAATATAAGTAACATTACAAAAATAAGTATGCAATAAATAGATATGATTATCAAATAAATGTATAACTCATTGTATATCCAATCAAAAAATGGTTTAGAAAGGTTATTTAGGTCTTGTCTTATTTTTTCATCTTGAAATAATGATAATATTGTTTCTCGTATGTCCATTTTAATATACATTGTATTTAATTTATGAAAAATAAACTAATCTGCGAATTGTGCGTTTTAGATAATAATTAAAAAGGTCATTAGACATTATAATATGAGTCAAAATATTCACATACACGATTGCAATGATTTTCCATTTGATACACTGAAATTATCTAATCCTATCGCACAAAGTGGTGGAACATATCTTATACGTTTTAGCCACAATAATGAACCCATTTACATTCAGCCACCTAAATGTTCATCAAAACAAGGTGTGATTCAATCTAATCGTAAATTCTTTATTGACTTGATGTTTAGCAATGAAAATATTGAGTTTATGGAGTTTTTAGAAAAACTTGAAGAAAATTGCCAACAATATATTTTCAAAAACAAAAGTAACTGGTTTGACGGTGATATAGAATTCAGCGACATTGAAAACTTCTTTCAATCCCCGTCTAAAATGTATAAATCTGGAAAATTTTACTTAGTTAGGTCAATTATTCCAAGCATTTTAGGTAAGCCACAATTATCATTGTATGATGAACAAGAAAATAATGTAGATTTAACAACATTAACCGAAAATGATTCTATCATGTCTATTTTGGAAATATCGGGCATCAAATGCTCAGCACGCACTTTTCAGGTAGTTTTAGAAATAAAGCAAATGATGAAATTAGAAAAACGTAATCTTTTTTCAAAATGTCTTTTATCTACTACATCCAAAAGTGAAAAAGTTTCTGTGGTTCAAGAACCCATTCAACATCAGATATTGGATACACCCAAATATAATACTGAAACTTTAGTGGTGGAGGATGATATATCTGAGCACGACGAAGAACAACCCATTAATAATGAAGAATCTATAGTTTTAGAAGATACTCAAAATACAGTTGAAAAAGAAGATGTTCCAATACTTGAACAACAAGAAGATAATCAAGAAGAAATTCTACTATTAGAAGATAAACCAAATGAAAACGCAGAAAGTGAAATAAATATTCCAAAATCAGAAGAGGAAACACAAGGAGAAATTCAAGAAGAAAAAGAAATAGATAAAATAACATTTAATGATACAGAAAATAACAACAAAATGTTTAGTCAAAATCTTCAAGAATTAGAACTATGTATTGATGATTTAGAGGAACAAGATGCGTTTTCTATAAACGAACGAAAAGATATATATTACAAAATGTATAAAGATGCAAGGAAAAAAGCTAAAATCGCAAAAGAGTTGGCTCTGGCTTCTTATTTAGAAGCACGAAATATTAAAAATACATATATGTTGGAAGATATTGAAAATAGTGATAGTGAAGATGAACTTGAAACTTTTGAAACCACTAATTAATATAATAATAATCAAAATTAATATCCATTATTATTATATAATATGTTGAAAGAAATTCGCTCCGGTCTCATGAAATACTTTACCATGGAAAAGGTTATTATGTTAGTAGCCCTTGCCATTTTAGCCTATATGTTATTTGCCTATGGTAATAACAAAGATTTAGTAATGGACTCTATGTCTAATTACGCCGTAATGGGTGACGTTGCTGCCCCTTCCGCGGAAGAAAAACCCGCTTCCCCAGAAGCCAAAGCACCCAAAAATGAAATGGCCAAAGTAGCTAACCCTGATGAATTATTACCTTCTGATGCCAACTCACAATGGTCCAACCTTAACCCCAGCTCTGTTGATAAAGCCAAAGGTGTTATGGCCCCCGACCTTCTCCAAGCCGGACATCACATTGGCCTTGACACCGTAGGACAATCCTTACGCAATGCTAACCAACAATTACGCTCTGACCCCGTTATCCAAAAACAAGACATTGGACCATGGAACCAAAGTACAATTGAAAGCGACACCATGCGCAAACCATTAGAAGTAGGTGCTTAAACAATGTGTTTGCTTTTTATTCAATACTATTAACCTACATTATTATGTATTATCATATACTATTTTGTAATAATACATAATCTATCCATATTATACATAATGACAAAAGATGATATCTTCTCGTATATTTTATTTCCCATTGTTGTTTTAGGTGCAATGTATATTTACTTGGATATGGATAATGACTTTGATTTAAAATGTATCGTGTCAAATGTTGATGGAAATAAATATTGTGTTCGCGAACGTAGTAAAATAAATGATGCCGCTGATTTATTAGCAAAAGTAACACAAAAATGTCAAGAGTTAGCAAAATATATGGAACAAAAATACCCCGATAAAGAAAATGTAAAACGTCTTTGTAGTGGATTTGAAAAGACTGTGATCAAAGAAACACTTCCCACAAGCACATTCACTGCATATAGTGAGAACAAGGGCGAAAAGATTGCGTTCTGTTTAAATAAGAAGAAGGAAGACAATGATAACCTGATTGACGAAAATACACTTACATTTGTTGCAATACACGAAATGGCACATATTATGACAAAATCAGTGGGACATAAACAAGAGTTCTGGGATAATTTTAAATTCCTTTTGGAAAATGCTAAGGAAGCTGGTATCCACCAACCAATCGATTATTCAAAGAATTCAAAGGAATATTGTGGAATGAGTATTACAGACAATCCTTATTATGACCACTAATAATGATACGCTTTTTATTAGAAGCATATCATTTACACACTTTTTGAATAACTTATATAATGTATATTTTTGTAGATATTGTATATATGAAAAAAATAATTTTATATGATGGTTCTGGAAAACCCGTTCAGTGTATTGTATTTACGGGTACCGCAAAAAAAATGGAACATCAAGAAATGTTTAGTGAAATAGAAATGGAAATTATTAATATTCATAAACCATCTATAATACAATCTGAAATGTACATTTACAATGATGATAATATTAGAAGCATTAAGAAAAAATTATTGAAAGAGTTCAGTGAAACCAAATATGGTTATGATGAAATTTATCTTTTTTACAGTGACAATTTATCTATTGAACAAGATGAGTTATATGATACTATCACTCACAATGGTAAGATTAGATTAACAAAAGACGTATATGCACAAATACGAATGAATTTCCAGTATCCATTTGAAACAAATGAGACAATTAAAGGTATTTATCAAGAATCAGACGTGAAATCATTAAACATGTCCAAAATTACATTTTTTAAACCATTAGGATTGGATTTTGCCAATTATGTGGATTATCGTTATTCTGCAAACCCTTTTGATGTCCTTCAAACAGATGAAGAAATCTACCGTATTGAAGGTAACAATTTACTTTCACCAATGGATAACAAGCTTCTTCTAAATTATGGTTCTCCTGACACTATTCATTGTTGTTTTGCTGATGACATTTGTAATTATGCTGTTCAACAATCATTGAACCAGGAATATTTCATAAAGAATTACTATCCTCAATTATATCAACGAAGAATTAAAAACAGTGATGATTTGTTATCACAACGTGTGGAGTTAATCAATTACAATAAAAAAATTCTTGACCAATCATCATTTGAATATTACAAGATTATTCATCTTCTTCATCAAATTCAAGAGAACAAGAAACAGGATTTGGATTATATTACAAATGGTCATAAAAAAATGACGTTTAATTTACTACCGTCTCAAGAATTCAGCTTACCCATTCATTCTATTTTCAAAATATTACACGTCTCCAAAACAATACCTATAATGAAATATACATTTTCGGCAAGTAGTGATAAGCTCTTGCGTGTATTTACGATTATTTCACAGAAAACTGGAAAATCAGAAGCATATCTACCCAAGAAAAGCATTATTAATTACTCCAATAA